GCTTCCAGAACACATAGCCGCGGGCTTTGGCGATCTTTCGGCACTTGGCTTCTATGTGCTTTTCCATGCTTTAACGTATCAGGCTTGACGACAGCTTGTCACCGGGCGTAGGTTCCCGCCATCAAACAGGAGACAGGATGAGATACGGTAGCATCTGCAGCGGTATTGAGGCGGCAACAGTGGCGTGGCACGGTCTTGGCTGGGAGCCCGCCTTCTTCTCCGAGATTGATAATTTCCCTCGCGCCGTTCTTCAGCACCACTACCCCGACGTGCCTTTGCACGGCGACTTCACGACCATCAATGGAGATGAATATGGCCACATTGACCTTCTCGTGGGCGGGACGCCGTGTCAGGATTTCAGCATCGCGGGGCTTAGAGCGGGCCTTGCTGGTGAGCGCGGAAACCTCACACTTGAGTTTGCGCGACTGGTTGATCGAATGCGGCCTCAGTGGATCGTCTGGGAAAACGTCCCCGGCGTCCTGTCAATTGACGGAGGTCGGGCGTTTGGTTCCTTCCTCGGGGCGTTGGCAGAAATCGGGTATGGGTTCGCCTACAGAATTCTTGACGCTCAATACTTCGGAGTTCCACAGCGACGCCGTCGTGTGTTCGTTGTCGGATATTTTGGAGACTGGCGACGTGCCGCGGCGGTTCTTTTTGAGCGCGAAAGCCTGCTCGGGAATCCTGCGCCGCGCCGAGAAGCGGGGAAAGGAGTTGCCCCGATCCTTGAGGCAGGCGCTAGAACAGGTAAGTCAACAACAGATGTCCGAGCCGGCAGCGGCATAGGCAATCCCGGCGATCCAATGTTTACGCTTCAAGCCGGGAAGCAGCACGCGGTTGCGGGCACTATCGGCGCGCGCACTGGTCTTAGTTGCGGCGCTGATGATGCTGCAAACGGACATATGATCGTTGCAAATAATAGTTCGCCGTTAACGTCAAACCCTTATGGCGACCATGAAAGCCGAGAAGGTCTGCTGGTGACGCACACCCTCAAAGGTGAAGGCTTCGACGCCAGCGAGGACGGGACGGGACGCGGCACGCCGCTGGTGCCGGTCGCCTTCTCCATCATGCCGGTGCCCTTCGACACGACGCAGATCACCAGCAAGGCGAACTACAGCAAGCCGAAGGCAGGCGATCCCTGCCACCCATTGGCTGCAGGCGCGCATCCTCCGGCGATTGCCTTCTCCATCATGCCGATGAACAGCGGCAAGGACTACAAGGCGCGCGAGACAGACATCGCCCAGCCAATCATGGCCGGCGGCCCCGTCGGCGGTAATCAAGGCGGCGATTTCATCGTTGAGCCGGTGCCTTTCGACACGACGCAGATCACCAGCGCGGCCAACTACAGCAAGCCGAAGGCGGGCGATCCCTGCCATCCCTTGGCGGCGGGCGCGCATCCTCCGGCTGTGGCTTACGGCATCCGCTCGGATGCGATGCGCGAAGGGGCAGCGAAGACGCCATCGGCCGACGCTGAAGGGCGCGTTCGTCTGCGCGATCCGGGTCTGGGCATAACCGCAGAACTTTGTCCGACAATCGATACGGGTGCCGCTCACGCGGTGGCCTTTGATCTTCGCGGCAAGGAAGGCGGCGCGCAATTCGAGGGGCCGCACGACCCGGCGAACATTCGCGCGGCATCTGGCGGGTCGTCGCGAAGCTATGTCGCCGCCACCGCCGTCCGCCGCCTCACGCCTCGAGAATGCGAGCGCCTGCAAGGCTTTCCGGACGACTACACACTGGTCCCGTACCGCAACAAGCCCGCCAGCGACGGCCCTCGCTACAAGGCGCTGGGCAATTCGATGGCGGTGCCTTGTATGCGTTGGATTGGCGAGAGGATTGAGCTTATTGAGACGTTAACCAAGAGGATAGTATAATGCAACACGCACCCTTCGGATCGTCGACTGCCGAGCGCGTCATCAACTGCCCCGGCTCGGTCGCCCTCAACGCCAAGTCCCCCGAACAGCCCCCGAGCGAGTACGCTGCCAAGGGCAGCGCGCAGCACGCCCTGATCGAGCACCTGCTCCTCGAAGGCGGCGAGCCGGAAGGCTACGTCGGCGCCGTGTTCGCGGGTGTCGAGATCGACGACGAGCTGGCGGGAGGCGTACGCATCGCCTTCGATGCCGCCGAGTCGTTGCTGGCTGACTACAGCGGCGACCAGCTGATCGAGCAGCGTCTGGTCATCGTCAAGGACGAGATCTTCGGCACCGGCGACGTCATCGGCATTTCCGAGGACGGCACGCGCGCCCTGATCGCGGACCACAAGTTTGGCTACGTCGAAGTCTCCCCCGACAGCATGCAGCTGAAGTTCCTTGCCGCCGCGCTGCTCGCGGATCCTAAGTTCGCCGCCATCTCGAAGGACATCGAAGAATTCGAGCTGGCGATCATCCAGCCCGCGTTCGACCCTCCCGTGACGAAGGCGTCGATAACGCGCGCCGAGGCCGAGGTCTTCCTGCGGACCATCAAGCTGGCGCACTCGGCCAGCAAGGCTCCCGCCGCTGACGTGCGGATGGGCGACTGGTGCAAGTGGTGTCGCGCCAAGGCGATCTGTCCCGCGCAGCGCCAGATGTTCTCGGACCTGATCGACGTGAAGATCCACCCCGACTGGTCGCTCGCCGAGCTGGGCGAGATTCTGGTCAAGGCCAAGGATTTCGAGAAGCTGATCGAGCACGTGCAGGACCGCGTGAAGCACGAGCTGGCGAACGGCCGTAGCGTACCGTTCTGGCGCCTCAAGGCGGGCTCGACGCGCCTCGCGTGGGCGCAGGCCGCGAAGGACACGATTGCCGCGCTGCGCGGCCTTGGCCTCAAGGGCGAGAAGGCCATTCAACCCATCACCCCGGCCGCCGCCAAGAAGGCGCTGGGCGAGCTTCCCGACGATCTCGTTGTGAAGACCACGAGCGCGCCGTCGCTCGCTCGTGACACCGACACCGCAGACGCTGTCCTGCCGGTGGCGGCCTTCGCAAAGGCAGCAGCACTGTTGAAAGGAAACAGGTAAATGAGCAACGAACTGAGCCTCTTCTCGAAGGGCGGCCTGCCGCCGGCCGACGTCAACGCCTACAAGCAGTCGCTGAAGGCGATGTCTTCGGCGGCGAAGTCGTCGCTGGGCGGCCTCCCGTACCTGCGGATGGGCAAGGACGGCGAGTGGGTGTACGGCGCCGACAACACCGAGGTCGAGGAAGGCAGCCTGTGGGCGGTTAACCCGTTCTCGATGTCGCTCGGCTTCATCGCGTGGGGCACCGGCGCGCAGGAGGGCACCGTCCTCGGCGAGCAGATGGCCCGCGTCGGCGAGGTGCCGGTGCAGCGGGGCAACCTGCAGGATGTCGGCGCCGAGTGGACGCCGTGCTGCTCGTTCGAGATGGTCTGCCTCAACGGCGAGGACAAGGGGACGCACGTCCTCTACAAGACCAACTCGGTCGGCGGCCGCCGCGCGTTCGCCGACATGATGCAGCTGATCGCGGCCGCGATGGACGACGCTGAGGGCAAGTGCGTCCCCATCCTGAACCTCGACTGCGACAGTTACCCGCACAAGAAGTACGGCAAGATCTACACGCCGATCTTCGACATCAAGAAGTGGGTGATGCCGGACGCGCAGGAGCTTGGGGGCGCGCCGGCCAAGAAGGAAGAGGCGGAGGCTCCGACGAAGCCTGCCGAGGAGGGCACGGTTCGTCGTCGTCGTCGTTGAAGCCTGACTGGGGGCGGCCCATGGCCGCCCCCATTTCTTTGGAGAATAGAATGGCATTGATCCTGTCCCTCGATTACGAGACCTCCGCGCCCCTCGACCTGACCGTGGTCGGCGCCTACCGCTACGCCCAGAGCGCCACGATCATGTGCGCCGGCTACGCGATCTACGAAGAGAACACGTTCGAGCCCGAGATGGTGAAGCCGTGGCGCGCTTGGAAGGGCGAGCCGATGCCCGATGAGCTGGTCAGGGCGTTGATGACGGTGACCGTCAAGAAGTGTGCGTGGAACGCTCAGTTCGAGCGCCTGATCACCAAGCATTGCACTGAAGTCTACGTCAACGACGACGAATGGTTCTGCACCGCCGCCCGCGCCCGCGCCTCGGCATATCCGGGCAAGCTGGACTTGTGCGCGAAGGCGCTGGCGATCCCGCAGAAGAAGGATCTCGCAGGCGGCAAGCTGATGAAGAAGCTGTCGACCGAGGGCACCGGCACCGAGGAAGAGTACGAACGCGTCCTCGAATACTGCCTGCAGGATGTCGTCGTCGAGGCGACCATTGGCATGGTCATCCGCGACCTGACTGCCGAGGAGTGGAAGGACTACCACGTCTGCGAGCGCATGAACGACCGCGGCATCCCCATCGACGCCGATCTGGCGCGCGCGGCTCAGAACTATGCCGAGGTTGAGGCGGCAGAAATTGCTAAGGAATTAAATGCCGCGACGGGCGGCGCGATCACCAGCGCGAAGCAGTTCGGCCGCATCAAGAAGTGGGTCGGCGAGAAAGCTCCCGAGATCGCCCTGCAGTTTACCGACGAGGAGACGGGCAAGTTCTCGCTCGACAAGTCGGCACGTACCGCCATCTTCGAGAGCGACCTGCAGCTCGGTGAGGAAGTCCGCGAGGTTCTGGAGCTGATCGACGACGCCGGCCGCGCCAGCACGGCCAAGTACGCCGCCATCGAGAACCGCACCGACACCGACGGCCGCCTGCGTGGGGCGTACCTGTTCAACGGCGCGGGCCAGACGGGGCGCTTCAGCGCGATGGGCTTCCAGCCGCATAATCTGGTGCGCGACAAGCTCGACAACGCTGGCGACGTGATCGAGGCCGTCCTCGACGGCGCCTCGGCCGGCGAGGTCACCAAGCTCTCCGGGCAGAACATGCTGACGACGCTGGCGCGCATGCTGCGGCCGACCATCGTCGCGGAGAACGGCAACGTGCTGGCGTGGGCCGACTATTCGGCCGTCGAGGCGCGCGCCCTGCCGTGGCTCTCGGCGTCGCCGGCCGCGGAGCCGCTGCTCGACATCTTCCGCAAGAACGAAGACGTCTACAAGCACGCGGCGATGGGCATCTACGGTGTGCCCTTCGACAAGGTCGACAAGGCCCAGCGCCAGATGGGCAAGATCGCCGTGCTGGCGCTCGGGTATCAGGGTGGCAAGAATGCCTTCCGCAAGATGGCGCGCGCCTACGGCCTCAAGATTGGCGACGACTTGGCCGACGAGATCAAGGTTGCGTGGCGTCTGGCGAACCCGTGGGCGAAAACCTTCTGGCGCGATCTGGAGGGTGCCGCCGTTCGCGCCGCGCGCAACCCGGGCACCATCGAGACGGCGGGCCGCATCAAGTACCTGATGCACGGCGACATGCTCTACGCGCTGCTGCCGTGCGGCAGGCTGATCGCGTACCCGGAAGTCGAGGTGGTGGAGGTCGACGGCAAGTACGGCCCGCAGGCCCGCGTGTCGTCCCTGAAGGCCTCGATGCACCCCAAGAAGGGTGAGACGGCGTGGCCCCGCGTGACCCTCTACGGGGGCCTGCTGGCCGAGAACGCGACGCAGGGCTTCTGCGCCTCGCTGCTGCGCGCAGCTGTGCGTCACCTCGACGAGGCCGGCTGGCCCGTCGTCATGCACACGCACGACGAGGTGCTCGTCGAGGTCGCGGAAGATGAAGTCGACGATGCCAAGGCAGCGTTGCAGGAGGCCATGCTGACGAACGCATGGCCCGACTTGCCGCTTGCCGCCGACCCGGAGCACGGCTACAGCTACGACAAGTAGAGGTCGATATGGAATTGGATACATTCATAGAGCACGTCTTCGGTGACGTGCCCGACGACGAGATCGTCGGCATCGTCCAGCGCGGCAAGGATAACCGGGGCTGGCTGACGACACCCTACAAGAAGGGGCGCACCAAGCTGCGCCCCGACGCCGCCAGTTACTACTGCATCTCGACCCTGAAGAAGCCCCCCGAGGGCGAGCCTCTGCGGCGGCTGATGCCGAACATGGCCCGGTGCCATGTCATCGTCCTCGACGACATCGGGACCAAGATCGACCCCGCGAGGTTCAAGGGCAAGGCTGGCCCCCACTACGTGATGGAGACGTCGGCGGGCAATTTCCAGTACGGCCTGCTCTTCGACGGGACGGTGGAAGAGGCGCAGGTCCTGATCGAGGCCCTGATCGAGGCCGAGTACAGCGACCCCGGCGCGCGCGACGTTCACCGCCTCGTGCGGCTCCCCGGCTCGCTGAACTTCAAGAGCGACCCGCCCTTCGTCGCCCGCATCGTCGAGGAGGGCTGGGACCAGCCGACGTGGACGTTCAAGGAGCTGTGCGAGGAGTTCGGCCTGACGCCGCGCGAGCCGACGAGCCTGCGCTCGACAAAGCGCGCGTGGAGCGGCGACACCGGCGGTGACGTGATCCTGAAGTGGATCACCGAGAAGGGCATGGCCCTCTCGGAGCCGAACTCCGACGGCTGGATGTTCATCGAGTGCCCGTGGGCCGACGAGCACAGCGACGGCCGGCGCGACGCGAAGTGGCAGATCGGGAACGGCACGACGGGCGCCTACCACTGCTTCCACGGCTCCTGCCAGCACCGGACGCAGGGCGACTTCCTGCTCTGGTGCGAGGCGAACGGGGCTCCCGACTTCGAGGCTGAGGCCGTCACGCAGCTCACCACCATCGGCCAGAAGCTGGCGACGATACCGCGGGGTGCCTTTGCGCTGCCGGGCCCTTTAAAGCCCCCGCCGAGGGGGGCCGCTGCGGGGGATATCCTTACTGGGCTCGTGCTGACGTACGCCGGGCGAGTGAAGAAAGAGCAGCTGCCGTCGCTCGAAGTGACGGCAAGGGCCGGGCTGCCGAAAGACATACAAAAGGCGACTATCGAAAACGTGCAGCATGTCGTCGCGGAATGCGGCTTCTCCGTTCTAAGAAATCACATGACCGGAGAAGTCGAGCTGTCCCACGCGGACGAAGCCTTTGACACGATTGAGAACCCCTCGGAGCGCGCCCTGATGACCCGTGAATTCCTGATCTCGCTCGCCAACCGCGCAGGCATCTCGCTGCGCGCCACGCTCGACGAGCTGCTGTACACGCTCGCGTCGAACAACGGGTACCACCCCGTGTTCGACTGGATCACCGACAGAGACAAACCGTGGGACGGCGTCGACCGCTTCCGCGCGCTGGCCGACACCATCGAGGCGAAGAACCCGCAGTGGCGCGACATCGTCCTCCTCCGCGCGTCCATCCAAGCCATCGTGGCGTGGACGAACTGGGAGCGGGAGACGCCCGTCAGCGTCCCCCACGTGGTTGTCTTCGTCGGCCCGCAAGGCTGCGGCAAGTCATCGTGGATCGGCTCGCTGCTGCCCGCGGCGTGGCGCCTGCTGGAGCAGAGCGCCAACCTTGGGCACGCCAGCAGCAAGGACGACGAGCGCAGGCTGACAAGCTCTCCGCTCGTCGAGATGGCCGAGCTGGAGGCGATCATCAGCCGCATCGAAGCGGGGCACTTGAAGAGCTTCCTCTCGCGCCCCGTCGACAAGATCCGCCTCCCCTACGACCGGCTCATCACCACGCGCCCCCGCGTGACCTCGTTCTGGGCCAGCGTGAACGACGGACAGTTCCTCAACGACCCGACGGGCGCGCGCCGCTTCTGGCCCGTCGAGGTCACGCGCTGCAACGCCTTCCACGACATCGACATGCAGCAGTACTGGGCCCAGATGCTTCACCTCTTCCGGCAGGGCGAGGGCTGGAACCTGACGCGCGAAGAGCTGCAGCTCCACACCGCCATCGTCGAGGAGCACCGCGTCGAGAGCCCCGCCGAGGGGCGGCTGCAGGAGCTGTACGCGCGCAAGAAGCACGTCGCGGCGAAGGACTGGACCTTCGCCACGGCGAGCGACATCGGGCGCTACTACGGGTTGCCGGACAACTACGGGACAGCGCGTGCCGTCGGCAGCGTGTTGCGCAAGATGTTTGGCGAGAGGATCAGCAACAACGAACGGAAAGGATGGAAAGTGCCGATCAAGCAGACTGAACTCAGGGCGGGTTTCTCCGCCTACATTCCCCCAGAGGACGCGTCATGAAGTTATTGATCCACATGAACATGCCCTCGGGCAAGAACGACGGTACGCATCAGGTCATTCTGGACGTGCCCGGCTTCACATCGCTGCTCGCGCTCGCGGATAACATGGTCGGCGACATCATCTACGGGGATCAGCTCGTCTACGAGCGCGCCGACAACGGCACGCGTACGTGGACGAGCCGAGGGCCTCTGATCGTCAACTGGAGCCACATCGGCAAGATCGCCGAATACTATGAGGGGAAGTCATGAAGCACACCGACATCATCACCGAGGCGATGACGCTCTTGGCACCGCGCGGCGCCGTCTACGGCACGGTGCGCGAAAACCACGAGCGCATTGCGCGCATCGCTAACGAAATCACGGGCAAGTCGCTGCTCGCGCACGACATCGCCATGATCCTGCTCGCCGTGAAGCTCTCGCGGATCGCGCAGTCGCCGGATCACGTCGACAGCTACATCGACGCGATCAACTACCTGTCCTTCGCCGGGGAGTTTGCGACCGATGCCGGCGAGGAAGGGTGAGGAGAACCCCTCGGCGAAGATCACCGAGGAGGACGTGTATGCGATCCGCCGCGACACTCGCGGCGAGAAGCAGATCGCCTTCGACTACGGGCTGTCACAGGGACAGGTGAACCGTATTCGCAGGCGGGTGAAGTGGTCGCATCTACCGGAGGAGAAGGTCGATGAGTGAACTGGAACAGCACAGCGCCCTCTACTGGGCGCTGTGCCGGCACGTACAGCAGGGCCGCCTCTGGACGGCCAACGCCACGGTCCTGATCACGAGGCTCTTGCAGAGCCCGCACGAGCGTGTCAGGCTTCTCGCTTGTGGTTTATGGTATAGGGTGACAGCAGATGAACTCGAAGAGCCGACGGGCGATTGAACAAACGGCCCTCAGCGAGGGCGCGCTCAGGGTCGAGTGGGCCGACGGTCAGAACCACCACCTCGTCCGCTTCCACATGCCCGGCGACCTCGTCGTCTCGATGCCCGTCTCGAAGGGCGCCCGCATCGACGAGTACAAGTATAGAGGGTGGACGAGGCAGTACATCCGCAACCCCTCCAAGTGGCACGTCAGGAGCCCCTCATGAGAAGCACGCGAATGGAAAACGCCATGATCGCCGCCGACAGGCTGTGGGGCAAAGCCATGGCCGTCAGCCCTGAGTTCGTGGAGAGGTATCTGGAACTCTGCGAACAGTTACTTACGGAGCGCCCGTATGTTCGTGGCGACGTGTTTCGTGAATACTGTCGTGACAAGGGGCTGGTGCGCCCCGCCCGTCTGCATCCCAATGTGTGGGTCAGCGGCCCCCGCGCCATGGAGCATCTCGGGTGGATTGAAAAGAACGGGAAAGTCGAACCGCTGGCGGCGCACAATCACATGCCCAGCGTAACGCTATGGCGCAGCCTCCTCTACGTCAGGGTGCCTCCCGCCTGACCGGCGGCAGGGTAACGCGCCACTGCTCTAGGCCCGTGATCCGCCTGTCGTGATTGAGGATGGTGGCGGACGTCACGCGCCCCTCCCCGATGACCTCTGTGATCTTGAGGTTGAGAATGTTGATCGAGTTGGTGAGTTCCTTGATGTTCCCGAGCGTCTGGACGGCGATGTACGTCACGACGCTGATGAACAGCAGCAGGATCGTCGCGGTGATGCGGAAGAGGGCTTGAAAGGCCGGGGTGTTGAACATCTCGACAGTTGCCTTCAAGGGATCCCCGTCAAGTTTATCTGGGTTATTCAGCACGAGTGAATTCCCCTCTACGCATATCTCGACGATGTTTTCCTGCGCTAGGAAATCGCGCCGTCAGACTCAGTGACGCGCATGTACACCGTCCCTCCGGGCACCAGCGCGCCGCCGCCCGTCAAAGTGGAGCCGATAGTAAGCGCCGCGCCCGACGCAACTTGATACACCCCGATGACTCGAAACGAATTAGCGTGGTAGGCTACGTTTGTGTACTGTGCATAGGCCGTGTTGAGTGTTGCCGCGTTGACTGTCACCGTCAAAGTATTGTTGGTGTTCTGTCCGCCGATAGACGGAATGTCGACTTCAACGGTCAGGATAGAAGTGGACCGGAGGGGCGTGTAGGAGAAGCTGAACGGGAATGCCGCGATGGCCTTCATCGTGACGTAGACGGGGTTGGCGGCGACGGGCTGCCCGCTCGCGCGCTGGTAGGCGTAGCACTTCCAGTTTCCGCCGCCCGACGAAATGAATATCGCGGTGTCGCCCGCCTGCGTCTGGATGTTGTTGCCGCCGTTTGGCAACACAAGAACGCCGCTATGAACAAGCGTCAAGGAGCCTGAAAAGACTACCGTTCGCGTCGCGCCGAATGCGATAGAGTCGAACGCGTTGATCGTCGTCGTCCCGGAGATATCAATATTGTTCGCGCCGGCCGCGCCGATTGCAGTCGTTGAGGCGCTCGCCACCGCCGCTTTGGTCCCGTTGATCGCGGCGCCCGACATGGTGAGCGTGCTGCTGAGCGTGGCGCCGGCAGCGGTCAACAGACCGCCGACCGTCAAGTCGTTCGTGGTCTTGTTGAACACCAGACCGGCGTCGCCGGCGAACACGCCGCCGTCGTTGAACTGGACCTGCGTGTTGGATCCGCCGACGGCCGCCGCCGTCGTCTGCGTCGTGTTGTCGGGGAAGATCACGCCGCCTGTCGACGCGTCCAGCGTGTGCGCCGTGAGTATCGTCCCGTTGAAGGTCATGTTGGCGCTGCCCGCCAGCACGCCCGCGTTGTTGTACTGGACCTGCGTGGTGGAGCCACCGGCGGCCGCCGTCGTGTCGTTGCGGATCATGCCCGACGACGTGCCGTCGCAGGACATCTGGATGTTGTCGCCGGCGTTGACCGTGACGTAGGTGCCGCCCGCGGCGGACTGCACGCGCACGCCGTAGCCGCCGGACGTGCCGTTGCGCACGACCCACTGGCCTCCGGTGCCGGCGGGGATCGTGTAGGTCGTGATGCCGCCGGGGGTGCCGGAGACCACCAGCGAGAGGGGGATGCACTGCGCCGCCGACAGGGCGACGGTCGTGCCGCCCAAGCCGGTGGAGTTCAGCAGCGTGCTGCCGCCCAGCGCGAGGTCGATGTAGCCAAAGTTGGTGTTGAGCGGCCCCGTGCCCCACGTGTTGACGTTGGAGTTGTAGGCGGGCTGGTCGAGTACCTTGTTGGGTGTCGTCATTTCAGGGCCTCGTCGGCGATGGCGAGCGCCTTGGTGATGGCTTCATCAGGCTGCTCAAGGAGGGGCTGCGTCGTCGTGTTGTGGCTCTTCTTGGCCTTCTCGGCGGCGCGGATCAGCGACATCGCGATGCTGCCGTGGTCGAGCCGCCCGATCCGCCCGCCCGCCTTGCGCTGCGGCCGTGGGGCGCCCGTCGGCGTGTTGTGCATCGGGATCGTCAGACCTTGCGCAGGCTGCGGCGGCGGGGCGTCAAGATCACGGCCGCCGAGGTAGCCGTACTTTGCGCCAGCTGTCGCCGCGTCCTGCGCGTAGCGCGCCAGCCCCGGGATAGAGAACGGGTTTCGAATATTCTCAACCGAAGGAGCTTTGAGCAGCTCTCGCATCACCTTCGGGTCTTCGAGCGCAGCCTGCAGCAGCTTCGTGGCCGCCGCCTGCACGTCGCCGTACATCAGCCGCGTCGTCAGCTGCCCCGGCGTGCCGCCAAGGTACCCGCCAAGCCCCGCGAGGCCGACCAATTCCGCTCCTGCTGTCAACGCGGCGGGCAAGCCCGTGGCCTTCGCCGTTCCGAAGGCAAGCGCCCCCTGTGCAAGCCGCCCCATGGCCACGCCGTGGACCACGGTAAACAGGTCGCCCTGCTTCAGGAGGTCGGTGAGGCGGCGCTCGTCGAGTGCGCCTTGCGGGATGCGGGACCATGCTTCGGCAGACCTGCGAAGCTGCTCCAATGTCTGCGGATTGTGCCCCGGCAGTGCGGCGCGCAAGTCGGCCGCGTTGTTCTGGATGAAGTCCGCGATGCGCGTAGGGTTCTCGCTGTTAAGCGCGTCGCGAAATTCACCAACGAGCCGCTCACTGCCGGCGCGCGCTGTGATGGCGCGCAAACGACCCTCAAGCCCCGGCACTTCGGCGACCAGCGACGCGAAGCTGGGATCCTTCATATACCGCTGCAAGTCGACGTCAGTTATAATCTTTTGGCCGTTGTTCGAGAGCTTCGAGACGGCCCAGTCCGACACTGACGACTGCAGATTGCGCTGCATGCCCGCGCGCTCTTCCAAGGGCAGCCTTTCAACGACCGCGGGGGAGTCGAAAAACGACGCCATCCGCCTGTAGTTGCCCGCGGCGTCTTTACCCTTCAGCAGCGTGTCGAGCGTCGTCTCAGACGGCAGCACGTTCTCCCCGGCGCCTGCAACACCTTCGCCGTAGCGTTTACGAAGCTGGCCGAAAACTTTATCGCTACTATCGAAGAGCCGTTCGTACTCTCGCGTTTTCTTGACGGCATCCGTCCATGAGTCAGAGAACTGCCCGTAAGTCACGCCTTCCGGCATGAACCTCTTCGATACATTCTCGACGTTCTCCAGCACCGGGTTGAAAGCCTCGATAAAAGCTCGCGTGCTGCGGCTGTCGCCGCGCCCTTCCCGCAGGTTCTCTTTCGCCGTCGACAGCGCATTCTGAACGTAGCGGGCAGGCACCGTGCCCTTCGCCACGTCGAAAGCTTCAATGTACGCCCGCAGGTTCGGGTCGAGGGCCGCTACGCCCGGGCCGATTTTTTCCGCCATTGCTTGAGAAGCCGCGCGCAGCGGCGGAGTGTTGATCTCGGCCAGCTCAAGCACGGGGTGTTTCCACGCGAGATCGGCGTCGCCTTTCATCCGGTCATGGATGACGTCGAAGGGTCCGCGTGCCCTGACCGACGCTGCTGCCTGCGGGTTATCCCCCACGACCTGCAGCGTCTCGTGCAGCGGGCTTGGCGCTGGCGCCGCCGCCGCGAGGCGCGCCGCCGCGCTCCCAATTTCCTGCCGTGCCTCAGTCGTGAGGATGGAACTTCGCTCTGGCGCAATTTCTTTTGTGAGCCCCGCGAGCCGCGGGTTCTGCGCCATGAGCTGTCGCGAAATGGGTTCGGTCCCCGGGGTGTAGAGCCCCGGGGAGAGCCGAGGCACGTCAGTGACGCCTGCCTCTTTGCGCAGGATGTCGGCCGCAGTGCCTTTGGCGATGGCTTCGCGTTCGGCGCGCCCGGCGCGCAGCGAACCCGCCCCCGCGCCTGCCAGCGCCCCGGCGATCTCCGCGCCGGGTACGTTGGGCAGCAGCTCGCCAGCCGCCCCCGCACCGACACCTGCCAGCAGGTTCGCAGGGCTTGCGGTTTCACGGATTGCGCCGCGTGTGAGGCCGCCTACACCGCCGCGGATTGCGCCGGGCACCGCACCGAATGCAGGCGCGCCGCCGATGAATTCACCGGCAGTACGTGCCGCGCGACCGTATCCCGTAGCGGGTTCGTATTGAAGTCCCGGCACACCCTGCCGCGATGCCCAGTCGACCGCTCCCTTGCTGGTCGGCAGGTCGACACCCAACACGCGGGCGTGTGTACCTCTGCGCTCTTCAGGTGTCGCGCTCTCGGCTGCCGCGCGCTGCGCTGCGTTCAATTTCTGTGAGGCCTCTCCCGGCGCGACGAAGCCCATCGTCTCGCCGGCCTTGCGTGCAGCGAACGGCACATACTGTTCACCCAGCCGGTACAGCTGCGCGATGTCGCCGAGCAGCCCCGCGGTGCCTACAAAACCGCGGCCGACACCGGACGCCGTAGCCTTGGCGACATCTTCAACTACTCCCGGCGTTTCGCCCGGAGAGGGCGTCTCAAAAGTTCCTTGGCCTGTGGCTGTTACTCTTGCGCCGGGGCGCACCACGCGTTCAGGGGCCCGCGAGGGCGCGGGCGTCTCAAAAAGAACTTTCTCATCAGTCATTTACTCACCCCACAGCGCGCCGCCACTGGCGCTAGGGCCAAGGAAGCGTGCTTTCTGATACGTGTTGTCGTAGGGCACCATATACATCTGGCCAACCTTGAGTTTACGCGGGTCAGGGCCTAAAGATGTCATCGCAGTGTCGATGTCGCCAAGCACGGCGATATCCTTCTTCACCCGCGCAATCCGCTCGTTCAGGTTGTTACCGGGGAGCCGCGCCCACGCCTGCGCCGCGCCAGCGCGGTCAATGCTGGGGCCGTACTTGTTAGGAGACATCTGCTCATTAAGCCAATTGTCGCGCTCTTGAGCCCACTGCGCAGTCGCCACCAATTCAGATATGATAGCTTTATTGGCTTCTGGCAGAAGGTTCATGTCAGAGTTGGCGTTGCTCAGACCTCCATACCGGGTGTCTGACATCGCGCCAGCGTTTTTCAAATTGTCCATGATAAGTTTGTAGGCGTTCTTGCGCGCGATCTGGAAGGCGTCAGGGTCGGTGGCCGTGATGGTCTGGCCAGTAAAGCCCTGCACCAGCGCCGCCACGTTGTTGATGGCGCCACGCAGCGGGCCGGTCTGAGCTTCCTGCAAGGCCTTGCTCAACTCGGCTGCCGTTGAAAGTGAGTTCTCAAAGTTCTGCTGACGGTTCTCGTACGTGTTCTTCCACTGCGTGTTGTCGGCAGTGCGCTGCGTCTGCGCCTGCATCGAGTTGAAGCCGGGGAGCGTCGTGAAGCCGCTGCCGCCGATCACCGGCACACGGCCCGTGGCGTTGATCTCTGCTTGAATAGCGTCGGCTTCGCGGCGGCGCTTCGCGGACCCCTCACTGTCGTAAGGTGCCATAGCCAGAGCTTCAGCGCGCATCTTGTCGGGGTTGCGCGCCGGATCGATGATCCGCGCGATTTCCTGCTGCTGTTCAGGCGTGATGCCCGCGGGGCGCGCCCAGTCAGGCACGTCCCCCGACGGCGTTGCGGGTGCACCACCTGCGGCGGGTGCACTGCCGGCGGCGGGTGCACCACCTGCGGCGGGTGCACTGCCGGCGGCGGGTGCACTGCCGGCGGCGGGTGCATCACCTGCGGCGGGTGCACTGCCGGCGGCGGGCGCGCCTCCCAACAGGTTCTGCATCTCGCCCGGAGACTTCACGTAGCGACCCAGCAAGCGGCTGATGTACTGCCCGAGGATGTCGTACTGTTTCTGCAGCGGCTCAAGCTGAGCGGACGGCGCGCGATTGGAGATCAATTCACCAAGCTTGGTGCCGGTTTCAGTGCGCAGTTTATACAGTTCGCGGGCGGACGAGACGTCGGCTTGCTGTTGGTTAACGTCGAGGCCCTGCTGCTTGAAGCTGGCGCCCAGTCCCGTCTGCGCGCCTTCGGCGAGGCCCTGTCCGATGGCAACGCCGAGGTACGGTGACGGCGACGCGAGCATCTTGCCGATGCCGCTGACGGCCGGGAGCAGCCAGTTCTGATTGCGCCCCGCCCAGTCGCCCGCACGGTCGAAGAAGTTGCGATCCGCGAGGCGCGGATCGTTTGCCAGCGAAATGTCCGCGGGTTTCACCTCCGCCGACTGCAGCGGCGGTGCATCCCCGGGCTTCACTTCCGCGGGCTTTACCTCCGCCGACTGCAGCGGCGGCGCAACACCCGGGGTGGCGCGAACTGTCACGCTCGCTGGCGGGGGTGCAGCCCTCGTGGGCGCCGGCGCGACGTCGGGAGCCGGCGGCCGTGCGCCAGCAAAACTTGCGCTCGTTACCGGGGGAGGTCCCGGCGCCGACGCAACAGTCAGGGGCGGAGCAGCCGCCGAAGCTGAAGGAGCCACAATATCCGCAACGTTTCTGATAATCCCGGGGTTATTTCTGATGGTGCTCGCAAAGAAGTCCGTAAACGACCCCGGCGCAGACGCAGGCGCAGGCGCAGGCTCCGCGCGTCGCTCGTTGGTTTTACGCTCCTCCTCGGCGCGCGTCTCGGGGGTACTCCACGCGCTGTCCGGAAGCTCCAGTCCTACCGATCCAGCTGTCTGATAGCCGCGACGGGGCACGAGGCCGCCCGCCGCAAAGCGGATAGGCATCTCGAAACGGTCGGGCATCTCGAAATCGTCGCCCGTGTCGATGGGCTCAAGGCCCTCGTGCATATCCTCGACATCGTGGAGCGGGGGCGCGAGCCCCGCACTGCGCTGCGGCGGTGCCGTAGGGGTTTCGTGCCCGCGCTCACGCGGCGTGAACGGCGTTGCGTTTCCGCTCAGGCTGTTTGCGATTCCGCGAAGTTTGGCGGTGTAGTCCCGATCCGTCGCGTAGCCGCTGCGCCCCATGGCTTCGATCTGCTCATCAAGCGTCCGCGCCTCGCGAACGGGGCGATAGCGTGAATTGGACATGATGAAGTTGGCGTAGTCGTCAACGCTATGCTCGGGGGACTCGTACTTACGGAAACTGTCGCGGGTATTGTAGAGGCCCGTTGCACCCTGTTCCTTGGTATCCAGAACCTGTCCGGGTCCCTTGATGCCGAAGTAGTTGTTGCCGGGGGCGTGCTTACCCCACCCTGACTCAAGCGCCGCCTGCGCCAAGATCAAGTGGGGGTGAACCCCCGTCTTCTCGGAAGCCTTCAACGCCGCCGGCATGAGCCGGTCGACAAACGTCTGCCCGCCGCCTTCGGCGTAGCCGATGCGGCCGCCGTCCTTTGCGAACATCGACGCGACTTTCAAACCCGCGCCAATTGCGGGCCCAACTCCGGGGATGAAATTGGCAAAAGTTCCGGCAAGTCCAAGCGCATCTTTTGCAGTGGTGTCTTTCTTGCTGCCGCTCGCGCTGTCACTCGTGTCGAGTTTATGCACAGGCAAATCGGGCGGCGTTGCGACAGCGTCAGCCACTTCGCCGCCCTCATCGTAGCCGATGCGGCCGCCGTGCGCGGCAAACATTTTTGAAAGTGAACTGGCAATATTGACAGCTGAATTTGCAGCCCCGAGGCCAGCTCCGATAGCGCCCATTGCACTCCCGCCACCGCCACCGCCGGCGCCGCCAGAAAGATTATGAGTGGACAATTTGGCGGGTGTTATCTGCTTCTTTGTAAGCTGGCCGAGGACCGTGTCGTCGCCACCGCCGGGGATCGCCGGTGTCTCGTCTTTGGCCACGTCGCCGCCGCCCTCGTAACCGATGCGACCGCCGCGCGCGGCAAACATTGTCAGACCCGCGATGTCTTCCGTCGGCAACGCATCAAGCGACGCTACCGCGGTTTCGGGCGCAAGTCCGGATCCTGCGTCAGCAACCCGCGTCGGGGTGGCGGCACCGAGCCCGCTCGTTTGCGTCGGAGCGGCGCTTGCCGGCTGCGCCGGCGCAGGCAGGTCGGTGCTCGTGATCTTGTTGCCGCCAGTCGTCGAGCCGTCTTGCGGCGCGCCGCTGGGCTGGCGGTCGAGTTCCTTCTGGGCCCATTTGTAAATGTCTCTGCCGCCCTTGTAGACATCCTCGCCGGTCTTGTAGGCCCCAACGGCATCCTTGACGCCGCCTATGGCCTGCGACAGGCCCGTGGTCTGCGGCTGCTGCGGCGGCGCTTTGAGCTGCGCAGTGAGGAGGGGCGACGCCTTGGCGACACCCGGCGACCACGCTCCCGGCTTGCCCGGCATCTTGCCGTGCGCGCCATGCGGCGTCGTCCCGCCCATGGGATTGATCAGCGACTGCAAGAGCTGCTGCGTGAAGGCGTCGACGCCCGGCGTCACTGCCCCCGCCGTGGCAAACGCGCGGCGGGGCGCGAGCCCGCGCAGCATCTCGTCCACCTCTGGGTTCGCGCCCGGCACCGGGGTGCCGCCGCTCGCGAAGCCGAGGCCTGCCATGCTCGGATGCACGGCACCGCCCTCGGACGACGGCATCAGGCCGCCGGCGTAGGCATGCGGGCGCTCGGCATGCTCGGTCGCCATGTCGTAGTCGACGGCCTTGATGCCCTCGGGCGTCTCGCTGACGGCCTCCGGGTGGTGCTTCTCGACGTCCTGCGCCGAGAGGCCGATCTGCGGCTGGTTCGAGCCCTTGTACTTGAACTTGATGATCTTCTGGCCGTCGTGGGTGCGGCCGATCTCGGTGATGTCTTCCTTGACGCGCTCGTCCGAGAAGAACGGCGTCGGCTGCCCGGTGACGCCGGATGTCGTGCTGCCGTAGAGCGGCCCGGTGCCCATCGCGATGTTCGCGAGGAACTGCGCCACCTGAAACGGGTACCCCTGCTGCTGCTGGTACTGGTTGTAGAGGGCCGCGTTGAGCTGCTGCTGGGTCTGCTGCTCCAGCGTGCCGGCGCCAAGCAGCGCCTGACCGCTCGCCAGCCCCGTCTGCGTGCCCATCTGGCCCAGTCCGGCGAGGCTCTGCGACACGCCCTGCCCGTAGCCGAGGAGGCCCTGCCCGAGGCCCTGCTGGGCCTGCGCGGCCGCCATGGGCTGCTGGAAGGCCTGCTGCCCGATCTGGAGGAGCTGGGGAGAGAGCTGCTGCAGCGCGGCCCGGTTGGCCTGCTCGGCCCCGAGGCCCACGCCCTGCTGCTGCTGGGCCGCCTGCAGGGCCTGCCCGTAGCCTTGCGACAGGAGGCCCCCTTGAGCCTGCTGCGCCGCCAGACCCTGCTGGCGGGCCAGATTTGCGGCCGCAATCGAGCCTCTGTCGCCGCCGAAGGCGCCGCGCATGGCCTGCGAGCCCATGAGCTGGCTCTGCTGCTGCTGCTGCTGCTGGTACAGACCCTGCATCGTCGGTGCAACTACCGACTGCAGGTAGGGGTCCATGTACCGCCCGATGTCGAGCTGCCCCGGGTTAACCGACTGCGCGCCGGCCAGCCCCGCCATCGTGGCCGCGCCCGTGTAGGGGGCCCCCGCCGCCTGTGCCGCGCCGATGTTCTGCCCCGCCTGCCCGTAGTAGGGGAGGGCCGCCTCGGCGGATCCCGTCAGGGCCGTCGTCGCCGCCTGCTGGTAGGGCTGGTAGCCCTGCCCCGCGTTGGCAATCTGGGCGGTGCCGGCCTGCTGAGTGGCCGTCAGCGGCGCGACAAACTGGCCCTGATACGGCTGGAACGGCTGCTGCGCGACCTGCTCAGCGCGGGCGTTGACGGCGTTGTAGCGCGCCTGAACTTCCGGTGGAATTGTCGTCGTCTGCTGCTGGTAGGTCGTGCCGCCCGAGCCGCCCTTGCCGCCACCGAACGCAAGATGCCGCCGCGCAACCGGCGGGGCTCCGTCGCGGCCCATGAAGTCCTCGAAGGGGGCCCCGTCGTTCCATATCTTGCGTTCAGAGAACATCAGTGTTCAGCCTTGTTGGTGCCGCCCGGCGGCAGTTTGTTGGTCACCCCGGTCTCGGCCCCCAGCAACCAGTAGGCGCCGGCGGGCTTTCCGAAGATGCGCTCGTAGAGCCTCACCTTCCCTTCCGTCCGGCTGTTCGACAAAACGCCGATCATCAGGGGCATCTCAAGCTTCGCCGCGGCCGCCTTGGCGAACTCGCACAGCTTGCGCGCGCGGCCGCCCTTGGCGCTGCGATACTCCGGGTGGACGAACACGCCGCGCTCCTCCAGCACGATCTGGTCGCTGTACCAGAGCTTGCAGGTGCGCAGCAGGATGCCGCCCTCGAAGTGGTCGGCGCCGGGAGCCCCGATCACGCCGCAGATGCCGCCGTCGCGGTTGAGCGCGGGCCACACCTCGGCGAGGAGCTTCTGCGCGTCAGGCTGCACGAAGCCGTTCTCCTCGCTGCCTTGCAGGCAGAGATCCATAAATTGATGAACGTCTTCGGGTGTGCCGACGCGTACTCGGATGTCAGTCATCTGCTTCTCCTCAAGCATTGACGGGGTTGCGGACGTGCTCATTAGTCTTTCTTCGGCCCGGGGAGGCTTTCGAGTGTCTTGATGGTCTTCGCCCGGAACTTCTTGACGAACTCGTCGAGTATCTTGTGGCCGTCGTCGAGGCCTCCCTTCCCCAGCCGCGCGACGTCCTCGGGGTGGATCACGTACTCGCCGCCGGCGGCGACGATGGGGACCGTCGCGCTGCCGCCCTCGGCCTTGCCCGGCATCGGCGCGTTGTAGGGCAGCACGTCCTCGACGTAGGGTTGGTCGCCTTGGGCGTCGTAAGGCTCGCCAGACTGGCCGTAGGGCGCCCCCGCGCCCGCCTTCGAGGCGCTGTAGAAGGGTGAGCTGAAGATCGACTTGGCGACCTTGAAGCCCGCGGTCGTGTTGCCCTCGCCCATGGCCGAGATGATGTCGGCCGGAATGACGTAGGCCCCGGAGGGGACGTGCATCGGCAGGTGGTCGGTGCGCCCGGCGACGGCGCTGTGGATCGCGCCGGTATGGACCTTGCCGCCGGTGGCGCGCGGCTTGCGCGCGGTGTTCAAGGCGGCAGCGATGGCCTGTTCGCGCGGACGCCCTGACGAGAGCATCTCGCGGATGTTCGCGCTGATCGTGGCCTGCGAGGAACCGCGCTTCAATGGCACTCAGACACTCCGGGTAATAGGGTATAGTACCGCGTGCGGCGTC